GTGACTCGTATGATATATCTGGAACAGTAGATAAACGAGGCTCAAAAGGCGCACTGCATGGATTAACAAAGTTTTCAATGGAAGACGCACCAGCAAATACTTTTTTTCTTGAATATATAGCAAGACCACAAACGGCTGAAATATTTTTTGAAGATGTTTTAATGGCGTTAGTATTTTACGGCATGCCAATACTTGCAGAAAATAATAAGCCAAGATTATTATACTATTTACGTAGAAGAGGTTATAGAGCGTTTAGTATGAACAGGCCAGATAAGGTTTGGAATAAACTATCAGCAGCGGAAAAAGAAGTTGGTGGTATACCAAACTCTAGTGAAGATATAAAGCAAGCTCACGCAGCTGCTATTGAAATGTATATTAACGATCACGTTGGTTTATTACAAGACGGTACTTATGGTAATATGTACTTTAATGAAACTTTAAACGACTGGTCTAAATTTAATATAAACAGAAGAACAAAGCATGATGCTTCTATAAGCACAGGTCTAGCAATCATGGCTTGCAATAGACATTTATACCGACCAAATCCAAAGCAACAAAGACAACCACTTAATTTAAATATATCGAAGTATAATAACAAAGGACTTTCATCAAGCATAATTAAAAATAAAATATGAGGTTAGAACAATCTATACACTTTCCGTCACAAGCTGTAAGCGATTTAGAAAAGCTTAGCAAAGACTATGGATTAAAAGTGGCAAGAGCTATAAGACATGAGTGGTTTTCAGGAACTACATCTAAGTATAATAATTATAGAAATAATTTTCACTCTTTAAGGCTTTATGCTAGAGGAGAACAGCCAGTTCAAAAATATAAAAACGAATTATCTATTAATGGTGATTTATCTTATTTAAATTTAGATTGGAAGCCAGTGCCAATTATACCTAAGTTTGTTGATATTGTTGTTAACGGTATGGCACAAAGATCTTACGAAATAAATTGTTTTTCACAAGATGATTTTGGTATGAGTAAGAGAACCGAATACATGGAGTCTTTGCTTAGAGATATGAGGTCAAAAGATTTTACAAACTTGGTTCAACAAAAGTTTGATATAAATTTATACGAAAACGATCCTGAGAATTTACCTGACACAGAAGAAGAACTAGCGCTGCATATGCAGCTTAATTATAAGCAAGCTGTAGAGATAGCCGAAGAGCAAGCATTAAACGTTTTACTAGAAGGTAGTGATTATGATTTAATTAGACGTAGGGTTTTATATGATTTAACTGTATTAGGTATTGGTGCTACCAAAACAACATTTGATTGGAATGATGGCGCTAAAGTTAAATATGTTGATCCAGCAGACTTGGTGTACTCTTATTGCGAAAGTCCTTACTTTGAAGATATATATTATGTTGGTGAAGTAAAAGAAGTGCCTATTAACGAATTAGTAAAAGAGTTTCCTAATTTAACAGAAAGCGAAATAAAAGAAATAGCAGACAGAGCTTCTTACCCAATAGACAATAGCTCTTATGTTAGAAATAAAGATAAAAACAAAGTTCAAGTTTTGTACTTTAATTATAAAACACATATGAACGATGTTTATAAATTAAAAAAATTAGCTAGTGGTGGTGACAAAGTTATATTAAAAGACGACTCTTTTAATCCTCCTGTAGAAAGCATGGACGGTAACTTTGAAAAGCTTCAACGAGTTGTAGAAACTTTATATGAAGGTGTTTATCTAATAGGTTCTGATAAAGTACTTAGATGGCAAATGTGCGATAATATGATGCGTACAGACTCTGAGTTTGGTAAAGTGAAAATGAATTACCAAATCGTAGCACCAAGGATATACGAAGGTAGAATAGAAAGTTTAGTTGGTAGAATAACTAGCTTTGCTGACATGATACAGTTAACGCATTTAAAGCTACAACAAGTAATGGCACGTATGGTACCTGATGGTGTTTATATGGATGCGGATGGTTTAGCTGAGATAGATTTAGGTAATGGCACTAACTACAACCCACAAGAAGCCTTAAACATGTTCTTTCAAACTGGTAGTGTTATAGGTAGAAGCTTTACATCGGATGGCGATATGAATCCTGGTAAAGTGCCAATACAACAAATAAACAATGGTGTTAATAGTGGTAAGTTACAAAGTTTAATTACTACTTACAATTACTATCTACAAATGATACGTGATGTAACCGGGTTAAATGAAGCAAGAGACGCTAGTACTCCAGATCGTAACGCTTTAGTTGGTGTACAAAAAATTGCAGCAGCCAACTCTAATACAGCAACAAGACATATATTACAGTCTATGCTATTTGTTACGGCTGAAGTTGCTGAGTGTTTATCGCTGCGTATAGCAGACATTATAGAGTACTCTCCAACAAAAAACGCTTTTATAAGAGCAATAGGTTCTCACAACGTTGCGACATTAGGAGAGCTTGAAAACCTACATTTATATGACTTTGGTATATTTATAGAATTAATGCCAGACGAAGAAGAAAAAGCTTTACTAGAAAACAACATACAACAAGCTTTAGCTCAACAATTAATAGACTTGGATGATGCTATAGATTTACGTAACGTTAGAAATATTAAATTAGCTAATCAGTTATTAAAAGTAAAAAGAAAAAAGAAAGCTCAAAAAGATCAACAAACTCAGCAACAAAATATACAAGCTCAATCACAAGCTAATCAACAAGCGCAGCAAGCAGCTGCACAAGCTGAAATACAAAAGAACCAAGCTAAAGTTCAGTCTGATATACAACTAGAGCAAACTAAAAGTACTCTTCAAACTCAATATCTAAAGTCAGAAGTTCAAGCTAAAAAAGAATTAATGCAGTTTGAGTTTGAATTAAAGTCTCAGCTAGAATCAACTAAAAGAGAGTCTAGTAATATGCTTGAGTCTATGAGAGAAGATAGAAGAGACCAAAGAGTTAGTATGCAAACGCAAGGTCAAAAAGAAATGATAGCTCAAAGAAAACAGGGTGATTCACTTAATAATATGGAAGCACCAGGTAATGATATACTTACGGAGAGTGCAGATATGTAATCTCTTATTTTTAATATTTTATAAAATTTTATTATGATAGAAGAAAACAATGAAGTTGTTGAAGAAATAAACGACAACGAAGAACAGCCTATAGAAGAAGCTATAGAGCAAACAATAGACGAATCTAAGTTTGACAGCGCTGATGACCCAGATGTTGTTAAAGTAGATTTAGATAATTTACCTAACTTTGAAAGTCAAGTTGAAGAAACTACCGAACAAGTAGAAGAGGTAAAAGAAAATAACGAAGAACCAGTTGTAGAAGAAGTTACTGATGAAGATACGGTACAGGAGGTTGAAGAAGCTGTTGAAGAAGCTATAGAAGAGTCTATAGAAACTGGTAATCCGTTGCCTGAAAATATACAGAAGCTTGTAGATTTTATAGACGAAACTGGAGGTGATATACAAGACTATGTTAGATTAAACAGAGATCTTTCAAATATGGACGACTCTGATGTGTTAGATGAGTACTACAGAGATACTAAACCTCACTTGTCAGCTGAAGAAAGAAATTTTTTATTAGAAGACAAGTTTAATGTAGACGAAGATATTGACGATGAAAGAACAGCACGTAAAAAAAAGATAGCCCTTAAAGAGCAGGTTGCCGAGGCTAGAGCCCACTTGGACAGGCAAAAGTCCAAATACTATCAAGATATTAAAGCTGGTTCTAAATTAACTCAAGAACAACAAGAAGCTATTAATTTCTACAATAGATACCAAGAAGAATCTGAAGAGCAACAGAAATTATCTGAAGCTAGCACGCAGTCATTTTTAAATAAAACTGAAAAATTATTTAACGACAAATTCAAAGGTTTTGAATATAATGTTGGAGATAAAAAGTATAGGTTTAATGTTAAAGATGTTAATAAAGTAAAGACAACTCAAAGTGATATTAATAATTTTCTAGACAAGTTTGTTGGAGAAGACAATATGATTAGTGACACTGAAGGTTATCATAAATCTTTATTTACAGCTATGAACGCTGATACTATTGCTAAACATTTTTATGAGCAAGGTAAAGCTGACGCTATTAAAGATCGTGTTGCTAGAGATAAAAATATAAACTTAGAACCTAGAAAAACTCACGGCGAAACAAACGTTGGTGGTGTTAAGTTTAAAGTTCTAGGTGAGTCTGCTGCTGATATGAAAAACAGGTCCTTCAAGATTAGAAAAAGAAAATAAAAACAATTTTAAAATAATTCATTATGGCAATTACAAATGGACCAAATTTAAATAGCGTTCCGTCTCCTGGTAAGCAGGCTACGGCTGGAAACTATTTAGATTTTACATCGGGCACAAACGACTGGGCTCAACAATACCTGCCTGACTTAATGGCTCAAGAAGCTGAAGTCTTTGGACCAAGAACTATTTCTGGGTTCTTAGCTCAAGTTGGAGCTGAAGAAGGCATGACATCAGATCAAGTAGTTTGGTCTGAACAATCAAGACTACACTTATCTTACAAAGGTAAAGTGTCAGGCGCTAATACAGTATTAATACAATGTGATATCGACGAAAACAACTTTGACGCTGATGGTATTTCCGATACAGACAACGGAGTTGGTAGACACGGTGTTAGAGTAAATGATACTGTTATAATCGCTGGTGCTAATAACGGTGCTAACAAATGTTTAGTAATGGGTGTTAATGGTGACTCTATAATAGTTAAGCCTTACACTACAGCTAATATTTCTACAGCTGACAGTGCTGATAAGTCTGTAACTGTACTAGTTTACGGATCTGAGTTTAGAAAAGGATCTTCTTATCAAACAAGTACAGACGGTAGTACTATTACAGCTGCTGACTCTAGAACCTCTAACGAACCTGATTTTAAATCTTTTACAAATAAGCCAATTATTATGAAAGATTACTACGAAGTATCTGGATCAGATGCTTCAAGAATTGGTTGGGTAGAAGTTACTTCTGAAGCTGGTATGGCTGGGTATCTTTGGTACTTAAAAGCTGAAGCTGATACGCGAATGAGATTTGCTGATTACGTTGAAATGTCAATGTTAGAATCGGTTAAAGGTGTTCCTGCTACTTCAACTGCTGATGAAGCTCTTAACAGTGGAACAGCATTTGGTACTGAAGGTTTATTTGCAGCTATCGAAGATAGAGGTAATGTAACTACAGGTGTAACAGGTGTTAACGCTGCTACTGATTTAGCTGAATTTGATGCTATATTAGCTGAGTTTGACAAACAAGGTGCTATTGAAGAATACATGATGTTTGTGAACAGAGCTACTAGCTTAGCGATCGATGACATGTTAGCTTCAATGAACTCTCATGGCGCTGGTGGTACTTCTTACGGAGTATTTGAAAATGACGCTGATATGGCTTTAAATCTAGGTTTCTCAGGATTTAGAAGAGCTTCTTACGACTTTTATAAATCTGACTTTAGATATTTAAATGACAAAGCTACAAGAGGTGGAATTAACGATATTGCTGGAACTGATGCAATACGAGGTGTTATGATACCTGCAGGTGTTTCTACAGTTTATGACCAACAAATGGGTAAAAACTTAAAAAGACCTTTCTTGCACGTTAGGTTTAGAGCTTCTCAAACTGATGACCGAAGAATGAAGTCTTGGGTTACTGGTTCTGTCGGAGCTGCTACAACCGCTTTAGATGCAATGCAGTTACACTTCCTAACTGAAAGATGTTTAATCACACAAGGTGCAAACAACTTTATGTTAATGAAGTAAAACTATTTATTTATAAGGGCGGTATAATATCGCCCTTATATTTTTATTAATTATATTATATATTATATTATGGCAAAGA